ATGCAAAGGTGATGTGTTTGATTGCACTTCAGGAATGTAAAAGACAAATTTTGCTATACTGGCAAAAAGTAGGATGGTAGTGAGTGAAATATAATAATTTGCGATTGGTTATAATCATACTTATTGTTGTATGTACTGTAGCTATTGACACTAGTTGGAAATTCTTCGCAGAACAAAGTGCTAGACAAGTTGCTAGATATAACGTTGACAATGTGCGTAACTGTGTTAATGAACTGGTATTAGGTAAAGATCAAATTAATTATCGACAAATATCAGATGATGAAATACAAAAGGCATTAAAGATCTGTGGTCAGAAAATGCGCATCACTGAAACTGGTGATTTATTTGCTGTTAATCTGCAGACTTTAGATTTTGTGTTTGATCCAAGTCTTGATTGTTATGTCGAAGGCGGTAAAAAATTAACTGTTGGTAGTGAATGCACTTTGCATAAAGATCCAGCCGTATGTAAAGCAGTAGTACCATTGCTTACATCTGGTTATGATAGTGAACAAAACACTAGAGCTTGGTGGCAGTTTAACAACAGTAGAGAGTATCTAGAGTGGGCTGTAGCGCCTAGTGAATCTAAAGGATATGATGGATTTACTAGGGGTGGCATATTGAAACCTCACCAAGTTGTAATTGTACAAGGTGTCATTGAAAATGAACTTTGGATGAGATACAGTGGGTTTAGAGTGGCTGTCTACTTAATCGGATTTTTGTCAATAATTATTAACTTGCTATACGCAGTACATGAAAATATGAAAGCAGAACGATTAAGTAGGAGTATGTGTGATACAGAGTGATTATATTGAGCTGGTGACTAACTTGTTCAAAGCTATGAAAGAAATACTATTTGCTGGTGCAGGTGGTGTTGTAGCGTATATGTATGACTATACTCGTATGAGCAAAGAAAATAGTGAATACAAGTGGTCGAATAAGGCTATGCTGATTAACATGTTTATTGGATCATTTGTAGGATACACTATAGGTTCATTCATACCTGTAGACTACGCGTATAGAGATGGTATAATAGGTTTCAGCGGTGTTAGTGCCTACACCATAATTGGTATTGTTGAGAGTAGATTCGCTACTTGGATCGTGGGTAAAATGACTGGTGGAGCTGTAAAAGATGATAAAGAATCGTAAGTGTTGTGCTGGTTTAAAGATGGACGAATGCCCATTAAAAGAACTAGAAAGAGAAAAGATATTTTGGGTTGTGTTAGCTATTCTAGAAGCGGGTGTAATTGTAGCACAAGGATTTTTTAGATGAGCGAATTAATGGTGACTGGTATATTCATCGGTAGTTTATTCATCGTAGATATTCTTGCAATTTTATTTGTATTGATGAGGAGTGAATAATGGCAGATATTAGAAAAACATTGAAGTTAGTATGGACTTTGGAATTTAGTGATAGTCCAGAACATGCATTAGAAAAGAACGCGACTGAAAGTGACATGACATATAAAGGTATTTATCGTACAGCACATCCGAACTGGGCTGGATGGCCTATAGTGGACGCTGTATTAGCTAAATGGCTAAGTATGCGTGAGGCTGGTAAAGAACTTGAAAACCATGATGAGTTACAAGATCTTGTCACTGTGTTCTATAAACAAGAATTCTGGGATAAGATGAAATTAGATAGCATTGAATCACAAAAGATTGCTGATGAAATGATGATCTTTGGTATTAACGCTGGTACAAGTAAAGCCATTAAACTAGCACAAAAGACTGTGTTAATTGAACCTGATGGCGTTATAGGACCAAAGACTATTGCTGCACTAAACGGATGTGATGTTAAATACTTTGATATTGAATTTGATGTAGAAGAAAATAAATACTATGATGCGTTAATTGAAAAGAATCCTAAATTAAAGATATACGCTAAAGGTTGGAGAAACCGTGCAGAGTATGTTTAAGGTGAGCTTAAATAGCAATAGTGTATACTTTTCAATAAATGTTCAGGATAACAAATGAAAATTAAAAAAAGCGAATTACTTCAAGCACTGAAAGCCGATCTACTTGAATCACAACGTATGCAGAAGGATTGGTTAGCTAAAAGAACTGCTTGGTATAATGAAAGTATGGGTATGCCATACGGAAACGAAGAAGACGGTAAATCTAAAATTGTTTCTAAAGATATTAAGAAAGTTATGGAATGGATGCTGCCAAAACTAACAGATACGTTTCTAAACAATGCAAATATTATTAAGTGTAATCCTGTAACATTTGAAGACGCGCATTCAGCTCGACAGAATGAACTGTTATTGAATACACAGTTCTGTAGAAAATTTGATAGATATAATTTTATCATGAAAGCTACGAAAGTTTTATTGGCTGAAGGTACTGTCGTTGTACAAACTGGTTGGGATTATGAAGATGAAGAAATTGTTGTTCCTACAGAAGTAGTTAGCGTTAACGAGAATGGTGATGAGTATGTTGAAGTAAAACATATGCCTACAACTCGGGTAATAAAAAATCAACCAACAGCAACTGTATGTAGAAATGAAGATATTTTTCTTGATCCTACTTGTATGGATGATATGGATAAATGTCAATTTGTAATTCACAGATACCAAACAAGTCTAAGTGCATTGAAAGCAGATGGTAGATACCATAACTTAGATAAAGTAGCAGCTACACAACCAAGTTTGATGACAGAGACTCAGTATTATCGTGAAGACTTAACTTTCTTCGAATTTAAAGATTCGGCTAGAAAGAAATTCATTATTAACGAATACTGGGGTTACTACGATATTGACGGTGATGGTGAAGTAGAACCTATTATTTGTGCATGGGTTAATGACGTTATTGTTCGTTTAGAAACTAATCCATATCCAGATAAGAAACCGCCATTTATTGTCGTACCGTTTACTGCAATTCCATTCCAAATGTTTGGTGAGGCGATGGCTGAGACGATTGGGGATAATCAGAAAGTAAAAACGGCTATTACTCGCGGTATTATCGACAACATGGCTAGAAGTAACAATGGACAAGTCGGTATTATGCGTGGAACGCTAGATATGGCTAACCGTAAGAAATTCTTACAAGGTAAGAATTTCGAGTACACCGGAAATCCACAGAGTTTCTGGCAGGGCAGTTTTAATGAGATTCCAAGTAGTGCGTTTAACATGCTTGGTATAATGAGTAATGAAATCGAAAGTCAGACGGGTGTAAAAAGTTTTACCGGTGGTATCAATGGAAACACGTTAGGAGCAACAGCAACGTCAGCTAAAGGTGCATTAGATGCAACAGCATTGAGAACACTTAGCTTAGTTAGAAACATGGCAGAAAACTTGTTTAAACCATTAATGCGTAAATGGATGGCGTACAACGGTGAATTCCTACAAGAAGAAGAAATCGTTAGAATAACTAATGAGCAGTATGTTCCAATTCGTAGAGATGACCTTGATGGTAGAATCGATATTGACATTGAGATTAGTACTGCTGAAGATAACGCAACTAAAAGTCAAGAATTAAGTTTCTTACTGCAAACTGTAGGACCAAATGAAGATCCAATGATTCGTAAAGAGTTGATGGCTCAAGTTTGTGAATTGATGAAGATGCCGGACTTAGCTGAAAGATTACGTGCGTATCAACCGCAACCAGATCCAATGCAACAACAAATTCAACAACTACAGTTACAAAAATTGATGTTAGAAAACGAAGTGTTAAAAGCTACAGTCGCAGATAAAAATGCAAGAGCTGGAGAGAATACTGTAGATATGGAAGTTAAAAAAGCTAAAGCTGCTGTAGAAAGCGCTAAAGCTAGAAAACTACATAGCGATGCAGATATGCAAGATTTAGATTTCTTGCGTAAGAACGATGGTATCGATCAACAAGAAGCAATGCAAAAACAAGATGCTGAAACTGATAGAATGGCAATGCAACATGGTATGAATATGCAAATGGCAGAACATAAAAGATTAAGTGATTTAGATAAAGAAGCAATGAAACAGTACGGCGCTCAGAAGCAAATGACGAGTCCGAATCCAACTAGAGGTTAATGACAATGGGATATATTGAAGATAAACAGGCACAAGCAGTAGTAGCACAAAAAGCTGCTGCGTATGATCAGATGTTACAACAAGCATATTTGCAACAAGTACATGCAATGGGCGCACAACAAGGATTCGACAGTGGAGTACAACAAGGAGTTCTAGCTGCTAATCAACAACAATTTGCGCAACCTAATAATGCTGCAGAAGCTGCGGCTATTCAACGGTTTAGAGAACAGCAATACGTTAATAGCATTCCAGGAAATCAACAAGTAACTACGCCTGTACAAACACAACAAGGTGGAAGTGCAATGTTGGCTGAAGACCCTAGAGATACTATGAGTCCACAAACAGCTGCATGGCTACAACAGATTCAGGGTAGTAAATAATGGCAGACATTAAACCAATGAATGTAAAACTTCCAGCTTTAACTAAAACACAAAAAGATGGACTAGCCGAGTGGGCCGCTAAAGTTGATAAACCTTTAGAAGATGAAAGTGCAGATGCTTTATGGGGAGCTGGCTTAGCTTCAAAAGCAGTATACAAAATGGCAGCTCCAGCAACAGAAGCTGCATGGAGTAAATTAATGCAGAGTGTGTCAATGCCAATGCCTGTAGGAGTTAAGTAATGGGTGAAGGTGGAGATGGCGGTTTAGCGTCAATGATGAACTCGTATGGTACCGGTGGTGACAATACAACTAAGCATTTCTATGCCGGTGGAGCACCTAAAGCAAAACCTAAGAAAAAAGATGCTACTGTATCTAAAAATAAAAAGAAAGGTTAAGACGATGGCGTGCAAGAAAAAAGGTAAAGGTGGAAAATAAGATGGCTGAAAAGGCACCTATTAAAATCAAACCTGAGAATAAGGGTAAGTTCACTGAGTACTGTAAGAATAAGGGTCACCAAAGCGTTACTACTGAGTGTATAGACGAAGGATTAGCTAGTAAAGCTACAAGTGTTAATAAGATGGCACAATTCGCGAAGAATGCGAGAGGATGGAATAAGTGAAAACAGTAATTATTGGTGGTGGACTTGCCAGTGGAGCAGGGAAAGAAATGAAGATGGGTAAGGATGCAATTGCAGAAATCGTCGGCGTGATGTTCATGAGTAGAACGTATGCACATATGTCGCATTTGAAAACCGGTAGTTACGCTAAGCATAAAGCACTTAACGAGTTTTATGATGATGTCATTGATTTGGCAGATGATTTAGCAGAAGCTGCACAAGGCCAATGGGGAAAACTTGAAATTCCATTTAAACAGATCGATGGTGAAGTAAGTGATCCTATCAGCGCGTTGGACAAACAGTTAAAAACAATTAAAGAACTCGGATACGGTTGTTCAGAAGATTACATTCAGAATATTTTGCAAGAGATTGAAAAACTGTTTAGACAAACATTGTACAAGTTGAAAGAACTTAGCTAAATTGAAGCTGCCGTAAGGTAGCTTTAAGGTAC